AGGTCTACGATGAAATCCTCACCAGGGTTATCCGCATCAAGAGTAATCAAGTACCTTTCTTTGACAGCCCCTCTAATCCGTCTACCTTTATTAGGAATATAACCGCCTACAAAACCGCCGACATCTTTCTTTTGGCCTTGATCAGCCTTAGACATCTTGGCGTATTCTGCAGCCGTTTCATTCGTTACAGTGGGCTCGGCCAATTTGTTAGCCAAAGCACTCCAAGTCATTTTCTGAGACTTCCAGCTACGGGCGGAGCGACTTCTGCCCGTAGCTATGATGATATTAGTATCCATATTACATCGCTCCTCCCTTCGCAAACTGGATATCTCGTACATATGCCGGAACGCATAAGCCGTGAGATGATACCCACTGCGTTACAGCTCCATTGATATCGTGGTCTTCATACACGCCACGATTGTTTTTAAGTTTAGCCTGGTGTATCTCTACGAAGTCGTCCGCATCATTCTTCGGATTAACCTCGATACACGCTACAGGCTCGTTACATTTATAGACACCTACGATAGCACACGTTTCGGCTTTTACTTTTTTGATATAGGAGCTTACACAGTTATTAAGCCGAATACCCATATCAATGATGCCGTGAGTAGAACCGATTGCCATAAATCGGTAACCGTTAACCATATCAGCTAGTACTCGATGCGCTTTACGCTGCTGCACGATTTCGTCTTCCACTTTGTCGAACTTTTGCATTCTCGAGATGGTGTCATGTAGGTTACGCACTTGGATGCGACTGCTCCAAACCTCTTTACGGCGACTTCTCGATAACTCAAAATACATACTAGCTGTATCTCTGATATCGTGATAGGAAGGCGCATTTCTAATGAATAAGAACGCCTGGCGCTCACCGTATTGGTGGCTAAGGATGTTAATAAATTTACGAATAACTGATAAATCACGGTCATCTCGCCATAAGGGCCAAGACTGAATATAACTTGTATTATCAGAGTTATCTTTGATAACGTCGACCATAGCCTTTTGATAGTCCTTGTTCTTAAATAACGTAGCCATAACTTTGATGATCTTCGCATAGAAGAACGGCTTATCGTGTAATAACCGACGAACCCATCGGGTATTAGGTAAGTTATGAGCCTTGATTAAGGCCTTTACAAAGGAATCACCTTTTATCGTTAACTCTAATACGTTACCCATACCAAGTGTCTCGTTAGGGAATTTCCGATTATAGAAATCATCATAATCTCGTTTAAGACTATCATTGATAGCAGGTGCATCCGGAGCTTGCAATTTCCATACTAAGTTATGAAGTAAGTTATCTAAAGCCCCGTACTTGTTAGATACCTGTACACCTTGTCTAATGGATTTGACTTTATAGCCTACAACCTTTGAAAGTTTCTCGAAGAATACTTCTTTTAATACCTTAGCGAAACATTTTAACTCATCCCTGTAGTTATGTAGTCTGCAGTCAGGAGTGGCTACGAACCAAACTAACGATGAAAGGGAATTGCTAAAGCCCGACGGAGAGACTGTCGCTTCCTCGACGACGTCGCTGCGTGAGCGCTTCTTGAGTATGGTAAAGGTTTTTCTTTGCTTGAAATCAAACCGTACTACATCAATGACATGAGATTTATAGCCTTTGTAAATCATCCCATTATCTCCGTCGGCGTATACCGTGTCGTACTCAAATTGCACGTCCAGTTTATCGCCCCTATCTATAATTGATAGGTCTAGGGAGAGAGGAACTGTGGCGCTATACCCGACCTCGGCAGTAAACCCTTTAGCGTTGATCCGCTCACCGCATTTTGGGCAATAGAACTCATCTGATTCCCGGCAGGGCACTATCCCGAACCCATTAGATTCCATTGGCCAAAGATTAGCGAATGAGTGTTCGCAAGATACGTGGTAATGGCTTGCCGGATTAAAGGGTGACACTTGTTTGCGCCGCACTAGGTCGTACAGCTGTTGTACTTGTAGATTGAATAAGACCTTCATAAGGCGCTATCCTTTCTTATAACAAATCGTCTAAATCGTCTTCTTCTGCAGGTGCTTCATCAACTACAGGTAATGTTTCTTCTACAGTTTCTTCTTTCTTTTTGGTAGTACGTTTACGTTTAGGTTTCTCTTCAGTAGTGGTCGTAGTTTCTGCCGCTGCAGGTTCTTCTACCTTAGGTGCTTCTACTTTTTTGCCGTTTAATATCTTAAGCGCGAGGTCGCAAGCAGCAATACAGCCTTCGCAGTATGCCATAGCCGTGTCTTTACGTTCACTAGCTGGCGCATCTTTTACGAGTTCATATAAGCCGTCGATTGCTTCGCGTTGTTGTTGAATTTGTTGTTTTGAGAGTTTCATAAGAATTGTCCTCCTAATCCTTCATGTAGTAAGGGTTCTCAAACCCTGCTGCGTTTAATATGAGCCCTTCGTTCCAGGGTTCAGGTTCACACATAATATCTATAACTTCTTCTAAACTGCCTTCGCCTATTGGCGCTTCGATAACCACTTCGTCGTGGATGTGGGCTACAATTTTGTACCCTGCTTTAGAAAGCCGTAGCATTGATGCGGCTAAGCAATCTCTTGCCACTGCCTGTACAATGTTTTCGACGAGCTTTCCGCCGTAGGTTTCAACTCGGCCCCATGTATTCTTAACCTGATCCATACCGTCATACTCAATCGATTCACTACCGAACCGGTTAAGCCCAAGTCTAGGTCTTGCATAGGCAAGTCTTCGACCGGACGGTAATTCGATGAACAGGAAGCCTTTCGATTTAAAGAATTTAATATTGCCTTGTCTAATTCGTACGGGTTCTCCTGTTTTCACTACTTGCTTTGCTGCGCTGTCTGCATCTTTCCAAAATCTCGTAATTCGTGGGCTTGCTTGTCGCCAAGCTTCGATGATACCAGGTAGCTCCTTCTCAGGAATTTCCCCTTTTGTATCCATCGCTTTCATGGCTCCTACACCGCCACCATAGCCGAGCGCTAATTCTGCTACCTTACCTTTTTGCCGTAGGTGCCCATTAACACCGTGCTTCTCAACAGGTACGTGGAACATGCTAGATGCAGATGCACAGTAGATGTCGCCACCTTGAGCAAATACATCCTGGCGCCACTTCTCGTGAGCTAGCCAAGCAATAACACGAGCTTCAATAGCACTGAAGTCGGCTACAATAAATCGGTGTCCGTCCTCTGCTACAAGAGCAGTACGGATAAGTTGCTTAATCACATCACCAGGGTTTCCGTAGAGTAGGTCTAGCATTTCTACGTCTCTACTTTTAAGGACTTCCCTAGCTGTATCTAAATCTTCTAAGTAGTTACGAGGGAGGTTCTGCAGTTGTACTACACGACCTGCCCATCGTCCACTTCTCATAGCTCCGTAAAACTGAAGCATGCCGTGGATGCGACCATCTGAACACACAGCGTTTTTCATGGCCAAGTATTTTTTGATGGAGGAATTACCGAGCACCTGTCTATTTTGCAGTACCTTGCGTACATCAGAGGGGATGTCCTGTGCCAAGAGGTTTGATACATCGTCTTTTCGCATTGTGTCTAGATCATATCCTAGTCTTGCAGTTAACCACTCTTTAAGTTGCATGGTACTATTTGGATTTTCTAATCCTGTTAATATCTTGGATGACTCGGTAGCTTCTTCCACGATTTCGTCGTTACAAGCAAGCGCTGCATCGACGAGTTCCATATCTACTTTCACGCCTCGCCAGTTGATATCTTGGTCGAGTAGCCAGTACTCGTGCTCGATAGCAGGTGGTTTTAGCGAAAGTAAGCGTTTACGAATTGCCTTCTCTACTACTACGTCTTGGCGGTTGTACTCAATATATTCCGCCCATTTCTCCGGCGCATCCTCAGGCATATTACGTGTCTTAGGATTTGTCTTAGTAGGCTTACGTGGTACAGAGAAGAATTGAATTAAGCGTTTACCTCTTGCGTCTTTAGCTTCTCCTAATCGTAAAGCCTTAGACACGTTATCGAGGCTTGCAGGCAAACTGCAGTATAACGCAAGTACAGAGGTACATTCCCAGTTCGTGTAATCCGCATCAGGGTAGTACTTTTTAAGGCACAACATTTCGAATGCTGCGTTAAAGGCGGTCTTTGTAATTTCCTTGTTATACAAAGCGTCCACCACCCTTTCGGGTAGTGGATCCTTTGTCATATCAATTACTTCGACCGGTTCATCATCGAAGCTATAGGCAAAGAGCAGTATTTCAAATGTTGTATCATCAACGTATCGCTGCGCTCCATATTTAATAGGGCAGTCAGAATACGTTTCCACATCAATACTGAGCTCCATATATGCCTCCTTAGATTAAATCGTCATCGTCTAGGTCACCTAAATCGTCGTCACCGAAATCGCTAGCAGATACGTGAACACCACCGAGGCGGTCACCATCTTTAACTTTACGAACACCATTTAGACCAAAGCCTACACCTTTTTTACCATTGAAGTTGTAGGCGAATACGGATAATGCGACCTGCGCGTATACACCGGAGTAGATTTCTTCTTCAATGTCGAACTGGTCCATCTTGATTTTGTCACGAGTAAACACGATAGGTTGTTTATCACTATTCGCATTAATGAAGAATTTACCAGCGTATGTTTCAGGTTGGTCAGCTACTGCTTCATCTGTATCACCATCACGTAAGTTCAATTTAAGGTATGCTGCTTTACCTTCCACCTTAGCTACTGCTTTTGGATCCGCCTTAAGTTCTTCAATCGCACGTTCAAATG